CGTTGACGGTGATTTCTTTGGCGGCGTAGTCGGCGTCGGTTATTTCATCGGCCTTTATCTGGCCCCAGTTGTCATTACTTTGATTAAAGGTATGCGTCCGCTTGAGCAGGGCAACCTTCAGCTTCTGTGTGCCGCCGGAAAGATCTGCTATTTTGCCAGACATCAAGTTTTGGGGAAAAGTTCCGTAAACATAAAGTGCTTCGGCCATGTGAATCACTCTCCTTAAATTTAGATAAATCTTGCCCGGTAAACAATACTTTCTATGGCCCCGCCCTCCGCACCAACCACAAACCCGCCGGGCAGGAGCTTAAAATTCTCAAAGTCACTGTCAATGTCCACACCTGGCCGCGCATCGGCGCCGTTCACCGTAACCAGCCTTTTTTCTGTGTCGATGATCACAACCTCGCCGCCCTCAAACCCCTGATCCAGGAGCCGGATAAAAGGGGCAGGGGATGAATACTGGCCCTGGGTGATAGTCAAGGCTTCGCCAGCGGCGGCCGTGAGGGTGATCTTCATCGGAGCAGGCAGGGTGCCGGTGTAGTTGCCGGAGGAACCGGTGATGGTAGTCGCGGTCACGGCCTCGGCGTAGCCAGAGGGGACAAGGAAAGTGACCTGACACGTGCTGATGGCCGTGCCGGCAATTTTTTCGGCGGATACCAACCCCGATGGCCGCGCCATGTAGCGGATGCCGGGCTCGTCCGAGAAGGTGAGCTCCCTCGCCCCGCTCACGCTCAGCCAGGCGGCTATTGCCCGTATCCGGTCACGGAGCAGCTCGTGGCTGTCGGCTCTTACTACGAACTCGCAGGAGATCGCTATCTCCGCCCGGTCGTGGCCCAGGTCCCATACTCCCCTGCGCCCGGGGACGGTGAGCAGGCGATCCCTTGTGTCAGGCAGAGCCGGACGGACTATTTTCGTCCAGGAGATGATGCCGAATTCGGGCCGGGTGCTTGCCTGGCCGTTAAATGTTGTAGTTGACATCTAAAACGCCCCCTGCGGCCGGAGGTTCCGGCCCATGCTGCGATATCCTACCTGGTCGATCTTGTCTTGCACTCGGTAGTCGTCCAGACCCTTGAGCACGATATCCACCGCGCCGATGAGCTCCCCGCGGTTGTTCACGCCCTGGACGGTGATGGTGCCGGAGTGCTCCATTTTCTGCGCCCCGGCGTTGCCTGAGAGCGGCTTCACTTGTGCGCCGCGGGGAAGATGCACCATCTCCGGGCCTTGTTCTCCCACCATCGCCCAGCCGCTTTGCAGGATATCCCCGCCCTTGGCAAGATAGGGAATCAGGGGGATGCTGATGCCCCAGCTCTTGCCGCCGATAATGGGGACCCAGTCCGGGACATCCCACTTCAGGCGATTCATGCCGCGGATCATGGAGTTTATCGCGTCGATGATCCGGTTGACGAAGCCCTTAATGCCGCTCACGATGCCGGACCAGATGGAGAGGACTTTGTCTTTAATGACCTGAAAAATGTTGATAAATTTATCCCGGGTGCCAGTGAAAAAGTTTACGATGCTGTTCCAGGCGGTGACTACAAGGTTTTTGATGTATTCCCAGACGGTGGAAAAGGTGTTTTTGACCTTATCCCAAAGGCCGGTAAAGAAGTCTTTTATTCCTTCCCAGTGCGTGAAAAGTATGCCGATGGGATGATACTTGAAAAGCATCTCCTTGATCCACTCCCAGACGGCGCTGAAAATTTCCTTTACGCGGTCCCAGAGGCCGGAGAAAAACTCCTTGATTTCTTCCCAATGGGTGAAAAGTATGCCGATGGGGTGATACTTTAAAAAAAGGTCTTTTACCCATTCCCAGACAGCGGAAAAGATGTTTTTGATGCCTTCCCAGAGATTGGAGAAAAATTCTTTTACTTTGTCCCAGTTTTTAATGACCAGATAAACGATGGCGGCAAGGGCGGCAACTGCGGCCACCACACCCAGAACGGGAAGGGATATCGCGCCGATGGCCGCCCCGAGAGGGGCAAGCATGGGAATTATGGCTCCTATACCGCTTGCAATGGTTCCGATTACCACCAACAGCGGGCCAATGGCAGCGGCAATACCGCCAACCACCACGATCATTTTCTTGGCCCCCGGAGATAACTTGTCAAACCATTCTGATGCCTTCTGTAACCAGCCAACCAACTTATCGATCATCGGCGCCAAGGTTTCCTGTATTGTGGCCCCCAGGTCTGCCCCTACCAGCTTGAGGTTGTTGAGGGCAACCTTCATTTGGTCTGCCGGGTCAAGGGTCGCCTCGAAGGTGGATTCAACCGCTCCGGCAGCGTTAGCCAATGAACCAGCAAAATCATCAAAGTTCAGCGCCCCCCGCTGGATTGCATCGTACATAAACGTGGCGCCCTTGGCACCAAAAACCTGGCTGGCTATAGTCAGCGCTTCGGTCTCATCCTTGGCGCCTTTCATCTGCTTAACGACATCGGCCATGCCTTGCTCAAGCGTTTTGCCGTCTTTGGCGAAAACAACCTGGGCTTTCGCCAGGTATGAAAGCGCCTTGGAGCTATCCACCCCGGCCTGCTCGAATTTGCCCATGATAGCAACGCCCTCGGCAAACTCAAGCCCCATTGCTTTGAGCTGCGGGGCGCCCTTTGTTACACGATCAAAAAGCACATCGGTGGCTTGCCCGGTATCCTGGGCGGTCTTTGTTACGGCATCCAGAACCATGCCCAAATCGCTTGTCGAAAGCTCAAAGGCTTCTATGGCCTGCCTTGCGTCAATGGCGGTTTTAGAAACATCCTGGCCGTTAATTTCGGAGAACTTGATCGCTTTGGCGCTGGCTTCTTCGAGTGCCGGGCCTGTCAGCCCAAATTGAGTGTTTACCTCACCAATAGCATCACCGACGGTTTGCATATCAACAGGCATGGTCTTGGCAACATTCTTAAATGATCCCTCAAAGTCTTTCATGGCCTCGCCGGTGGCCCCGGTTTTAGTGACGATGGTATCTAATGCATCGTCAACTTCTTTCCAGGCAAGCTGACTGGCAGCGGCAATGCCCATGATCGGAGCGGTAACTTTCATCGATAGGCTTTTGCCTATCTCAGTGGTCTTTTTGCCAAAGGCCCCGACCGCTTCCCCAGCCTGTTTCCACTTGTTGTTTACGTCGTCAAGCCGTTTTTCAAGGTTTTTAAGCTCTTGTTCGGCCTTGATGACCTCCCGCTGGACGGCCCGGTATTGTTCTTCGCCGATCTCGCCCCGTTTGAACTGCTCCTCAACTTGCTTTTGCGCTTCTTTAAGGGTATCAAGTTTTTCTTTGGAGTTGGAAACGGCATCGGCAAGGAGTTTCTGTTTCTGGGCTACAAGTTCGGTGTTTTTGGGATCGAGTTTCAGCAGACGGTCAATCTGCTTGAGTTCGCCCTGGATGTCCTTCGATTTCTTGTTGACATCCTCAAGCGCCTTGTTTAGGGGCTGAACATCCCCGCCAATCTCAATAGTGATCCCTTTGATTTTTCCGGCCATTTACTCACCTCCTCAGAAACGGTCGAAGTCTGATTGCCCAGCCTGTCTAATTTTTGGTCCTTCTTCTTCCGGCTCTCCCTGGTTAAAGTTCCAGTTGTTGTAAGTGATGATGTAATCTAGGATCATGCCGAAGGTCATGTCCTCAAAGTTCTGCAAAGTTAAACCCCTTTCAAGCGCCCGAAGAACAAAAAGCTCGGTCGTCAGGCTGAAAGGGGCGTCGTTTATCCCTTCGGCGGTGGGGCGTTTTTTGACTGTACCGTCGATGTCAGGCTGGACAGCATCATGTCGTAAACCTCGGGGATGATGTCTGCCAAAGGAAATTCCCCGAAGGTGTCCAGCCATTCCATCGGGGGCGGGATGGTAGGATCGGCGGTTTTAGCCAGCGTCCAGATGAGGTTGTAAAAGACTTCGAGATCAAGGGCGTTGATATCGTCAATCCCACCCTTTTCGTTAACCGCACCTTTTAGGCGATAAATATCCTGGATGGCATCCCGGCCAAATTGAGCTTTATATCGTAAAAGAAAGGCGCCAGTGCTTTTGAAGCAAACCTGGCGCCCATCGATAGTTAGAACTTTTTCCACGGGTTACACCCCCGTAATAACGGTCAGTGGGACGTTTACAGGAAGGCCCCGGAGCAGGTACACGGTAATGACGTGGGCACCGGCAGAAATGCTATCAAAGGCGGCCTTGTTGATGGTGATGGCAAAGCCTATAACTGTCAGGTGGATGCCTTGGACCTTCACCCCATCAAGCAGGACGTTTGTAACCTTGTTGGTGTTATCAGTAGAGGCCACCTCTATCTCTACATCATCGGGAGCAGCAAGGGAATATTCCCCCGGCTCTTGCTTGATGGAGTTAGTGGGCATATCGCGGATATAAACCGCCTCGTAAAACCTGGTGTAAGTGTCTGCATCGCTTTGCAATACTTTGGCCTTGACGTCGCCGGTGTCAAGGGCAGGCCGGGCGGCGATGTTGATCGTTTCCGTCTGCGGTTCTTTGGTGGCGGTTCTGGTGGCCCCGGTTACACTCGGGCGGGTAGGCAGGACGGAATACATGACGTGCCGGGTTTTCTTGGCGTCGCCGTCAAACTCAAACAGCAGGGCCATTTTCTTGACTTTGGCGTCCCGGTTTTCGATCAGGGCACCGTTGGCATCTTCTTCGTCGCCCAGGATTTCCTTTCTGAACCAGTCGGGGATAAGAGCGATCTCAAGGCTCCCCTCGTAGCCGTTGTTGGTGTTTTCCTCAAAGTAAATCTGATCGTCTGCGTAAAAGGCCACTTCCTCACCCGATGCGTCGAGAGTGAGGTTGACGGCGCCGGGGATTGCTTTGGGGCCGCCGTACTCAACGGTTTCGCCGCTCTCGGTAACAAGGGCACAGTGGACATTCCGCAGACCGTATTTCACTTTATTATCGGACATTTAGCTTCCTCCTTCAGATAAAATAAGCAACTTGAAAGAAACCCTCACTTTGGATGAAGGTTTCAGTTTTATCCCAAAAGATGTTGCTGTTGTCCAGCACATCTTCAAGCAGTTTTTCGACAGCCGGATCTTTTTTCTCGGTGTAGAGCTCGATCAGGTAGTTGCTTTCCCGCGCGTAAACTCGATCGTCGGCGCCGAAGTTCTCGGTGTTGGTTAGCAGGTAAACGATATAGGGCAGGGGCGGCGGCTTTTTGTAGCTGTGATAGGCCACGGGAAGGCCGGTTGTTTCGAGTAGAGTTTTAAGCGCTGTTTCATTCACGGCCTATCGCCTCCTCAACCGCTGCGGTAAACGTTCTTATAACCTCTTCCTCCGCCTTTTCGATGTGCGGGAAAGCGCGGGAGCGCCCGCCTCCGCGCAGGGCATGGCCGAATTCCAGCAGATGCGTCAGCCGGTAATGCGGGGCTTTAACGTGAAG